AGTGTGTTAAAACTTGTGAAGGTGTTACACTACCATCTTTAATAAAAGTTGGTTCTGCATTGTATTTAATTACAAATAGAGTATCGTCTAGCGACCTTCTAACTGTTGAAGCTGAACTTTGCCCAACTTGGCTAAAGTCAATGTTTTGTAAATCTGTTGCTATGTTGCAAATTGCGTAAGTTTTGTTATTTTCCATTTTTTTATATTTTAACTTGGTACATCTGTTTCTCTATCCACTTCATCCATATTGTAAGATAGTGAATTATTACTACTGTTAGGTGCGTCACCCACTCTATCTTCTATTGTCATATTTGCAGAAGTTCCATCATTACTACCTACTGCATCAGATACTGTCCAATTCGTGCTAAATGTAGCATCTTCGCCCATTTTATAATGTGCTACTGCACCAGCTGGCAATGTTGTAGGAGTACCTGAGTTATAGATTGAAGTTACATTTCCAGAAGTTAAAGCTGTATTAAAAAATGCAACATCGTCCATCATTCCTACAAACTGATTACCACTAAACGAACCTACTCGACCAAGCCTAAAATTATTACTTGCTACAAAAGTAGTATCTGCTGTTCCGCTAAGAATATTAGTTGCTAAAGAGCCATTTAAATATAATTTTAATCTGTTTGCTTGAGTTAAAGAACCATCAAAAACAACTACAATATTGTTCCAAGTATTTAAAGTTACAGGTAAAGGGTCAGCCCTATAATCTAAGTTATTATTAAATCTTAATCTAACATCGTCATTAGCTTGATTCATATTAATTCTAAAACTGTTATCACCAAGAAAAAACTGCCACCCATCATAACTAGTATTAAACCAGAAAGAAATACTTAAAGCACCTAAACCATCTAAAATACTTGTTCCTAAGTTTATATTATCCCCTACTCCATCAAATTCAAAACTATAATTACTTACCTTATCCTTATTACTATTCTCTGGCAGTAGCCACTGAGTAGATTTCCAAGAACCATTTTCTCCCATACGATACCAAGCAGTAGGATTTAAAGAAGATAAATCTCCTGGAACTCCTGAATTGTAGAGAGTAGCAATATTTTGAACACTATTAAAAACTGAAACCTCGTCAATGTTTCCATTTGCTCTTTCTGTACTGTAAGCACCTATTAAAACATCCCCCCCAGCATTTGAACTAGGAGCAGTATAAGAGCCAGTACTAAAAGCACTAGAAGAAACAACAGAACCATTAACATAAAGAACTACACCAGTATTTGAACCGCTACCATCATAAGTAGCTGCTATATGTGTCCAACTACCAACTTGAGGTGTTAAATTAGCAGTACTGATTTGCCCTATTCCATTACTTGTTCCATTGTAAAGTAATAAAAATAAAGTGCTTGAAGTACCACAACCAAAAGCATATTCTCTATCTGCTCCTATTCCTTTGTGTAAAACTCTAAAACTTAAAGCTGTGTCCATATTAACCCAAGCAGAAAAAGTACACGCAGAACCTAATAAAGATAAACCTGTGCCACAATTAATAAAATCGTCAACCCCATCAAAATCTAGTGAATATACATTGCTATATGGTACGGCTGTCACTGATAAATTAAAATTAGAGCTAACACCACCAACAGTATATGTAACAACGTGAGCTGCAATTGTTGAAGCACTTAAATCAATCTCACCTGTTGAAGTTGAAACAAATACCAATCCACTTGTACCACTAAATGTTCCACCAGCAGTTCCTGTTATTGTTGGTGTTGGGTCTGCATCTGCTTGTGTAAATGTACTTGCTGAATAACTAAATGCAGCACTTGTACCAATTAGTGCAGTATCACCACTTGCACTATCTTGATAAATAGAACCAGCATTAATACTGTTAGTAGCTAATTTACCCCATCCATTAGTGTTGTTAATTACTCCTTGTCCCCATCCATTTGTTACTGCCATTGCTTCTAATTTTTAAATTACCCAACCACCAAAATCTGCTGTATAGTCAGGGCTTACATCATCATTACTATTACTTGTGTATTCAGGAAAAGTTGTTTGATTGAACGACATATAATCAATAAACCTACGTGTGTAGTGCTGAGCTGTATCTCTAGCTTTTTCAATTAAACTATCTACTCTTTCCTTGTCTAATACTGTGCTATTCTCAGGTTGTGTAGAAAATATACCACTATTAGTAATGTTAATACCAGCATAGGGTAAATACTCTACCATTGCCCAATATATAAGCATATCTTTACAATAGTCTTTTACTAAATTAAAGTAATTAGGGTTATCTACTAAAGTAAGTGTTCCAGCAGTAATTAGAGCTTCAATTTTTTTGTATAAATCAGTTCCTAAATAGTTCTGCATATGTATATCCTGAGCAATACGTATGTAGGGTAGAAACTTATCTACATCTAAGTTCCCATTTGCAGAAGTGAAAGTTACTAAATCTTGTCTTGTTATAAATAGTGCTTTTGCCATTATCTTGCGTCTTTTGGTAGGTTAGGGTTATTAGGGCTAAAACCTTTTAAGGGCATATCATTAGGAGCAACAGGTACTTTTTGGTCGTTAACTGGTGCAACAAAACCTTTACTTCTAGCCTTAGTAGAAGTTATTTCTGTTTGTTTACCATCTTTAAGCATATAAGTTTTTCTAAACCATTTATGATGGCATCTAGCCCCACCTTTATAAAGCCATATACTGTAAGTAGAAGCTCCACCTTCACCAAAACCAGCGTTAACAGGTTTCTTGTCCATCATTATAATATCCTCTTTTCTATATACTTTATCTGCTGCTATCATTTTCTTACAAAACTCCCTAGAATTACCACTTACTCTTTTAGGTGCATATGTGTATCTTACTTTAAATAAAACACCCTTTTGACTTTCTTGCTTTGAAGTACCATCTTGCTCACTTTTTGCTTTAGGTCTTGCAACTCCTGTACTAGCTAGATTGAGCATTTTATCTAAGCTTTCTTCAGTATCATAATCAACCTCTCTTTCATCTACTATATCATAGTTTTCTAAATCTTCATCTTCACCTAAAGCTATTAATTCATCAGCAATGCTGTTTAGTACTTTGTCATCTATGTTATGGAAGCAGTGTCTAGTAGCTTCTAACAAATCTGCTTCTTCATTTTCTTGTTTAATACCAGTTTCTTCTTCTACTGTTTCAGCATCTAAATCGTCATCTAAATCCATAAACTCTAAAGGTTCAATAGTCTTAAAATACAAGTTTAAACTAATGTTATTTACTGCAAATAGTTCATCTAAAGCATCTATTATTAAATCTTGATAAGGCTTTATAACAACGTTGTTAAAAAGCAAACTAGCATTTTTAATTTCATCAGCGTTAGAACCAAGACCACCGTTGCCATCTCTTAAACCTAGTAATAAAGGACTAGTTACTCTGTGTGTTAACATTATCTTTTTTTGACACTCACTACTTAAATACTCATAATGAGCTGGAGCATCATTTAAAGGTACATCATCAATAGTAGTTTTACTTTCTTGGTTATTGTTAAAAGCAATTATAACTTTTTCACCATAGCTGCCTGTGAGCTTTGAAAGTACTTGGCTTTTTATTTGTTCTTGTTTCTCCCTATCAGGGACTCCATTGTTAAAGTTCACAATTTTAGTACCACTAAAGCTACATTGAGCATCATTTATTAAATAGTCTGCAATCTCACGCTCTAATACTGCATAGCTTGTTTGATAGTCTGCTGGTGAGTAGTAGAAATATCCACTAACGTATCTTCTTACAATAAATATTTCATTCTTTGCACCACTACCAAAAACAGGAAACTTTTTTAATACTGTTTGCTTTGTTACTTTACTCCAATCAGCACTGTATAAATAGTTTTTTATTTTACCATCTTCACCACATTTTTCTGCTCTTAATGTTTCTCTTGGAAAGTGTGTAATACTAGCTATCTGGTTGCCTTTGTAAGTTACTTGAAATGCACCTTCACCTAGTAGCTTTAAATCTTGGCACACCCTTCTTAGTTCTTTAGGCTTTAATAAGCTTCTCATTTGAGCATATTGCTCAGGCTTTCTACTACTATCTGTAGCATCTATACCTTTGCCATAGATTTGATTAACAACACCATTAATAACAGCATTATTAGTAGTGCTATCCATAAAAGCATCTATAAGATTCTGATAGTAATCATTATTATCACCTATTCCAACCCACTGTTGATTTTTTTCCTCAGTTATAGTAGGTCTTTCATAGCTGTTAAGTTGTATTAAATGTATGTTATCCATTATGCAAAAATATATTCATTATCACCTGTTGAGCTTTCAGTATAAACATTGTTACTTATACTAAATGTACTAACTGTTTGGTCTGTTGCAAATATCTTATCTCTAAATACTAAAGTGTTATCAGTAGTATTTCTTACTTCATAGGTGTAAAAATTAGCTTCTGTAAGAGCTTGAGTAGTACTATAAGTGTAATAATAGTCAACTTCTGAAAAAGTTGCGTTAGAATCAGTAAAAATAACTTTATTTTGTTCCTCTGATTTTATCACTAGTGAGTATGTTTTACTACCTGAAATTTCCTCTCTTGGTACAAAGTTAATAATTCTAGTCCCTGTTGTTGTAATTACTTGCATCTTTTTTTTAAAATAAAAAAGGGAAGGCTATTTTTCCAACCTTCCCCTTCTAAACTAAACATTATATATATTGAATCACACTAAACTATGAATTTGTGCCTTGTACTATTGTGAAGGTTCCAGCCATTCCAGCAAATGGGTCACCAGCTACAGCACTCTCTATAAAGTTTGCCGGTAGCTTTTCAGTAGCTACAAGGGTTAGACTATAACCCGACATATCTCCCATAGCAGCTCCAGTCGCTATTGTTCCACCTGTTACTTCACAACCAAAATCAACTCCACACATCATTGCATTCCCGTTATAGTCTTCAACGACTACGTGCGGTCTACCGTAGGACATCAATTTTAGTTCTTTATTATCTTCTTTGCTTAATTTTGGTAAAGACAAAGTAATAGTTTGTTCAAAAAAGGTAGTTCCATTTTCTCTAGAGCTAGTAATAGCCTGTTCAAGAGAGCTACTTCCTTTTACATCATATTGAAAAGCTGAAGCTGTTCCTGTCATATTAGAGATTTCATCCCCAGCATTTAAAGTAACAGTTCCTAACTCACCAAAATTAACAAAATATACTTTAGTGATGCCACCAACTACATCTTTACAAGGTACTTTACGCCCTATCGTTAAATCACAAGCCATCTTTGTTTTTTTTAAAAGTTAATACTAAAGGAGAGCTTTTACACTCTCCTAGTTAATTATATTAAGCATAGATAACTACATCAGAAGTAATTCCAATTTGTACACCAGCTGTAAATCTCATTACTAATCTACAGTTTTGAGAACCATCTAAATCACCCATATCTAACAATTTCACTTCGTTAAGGTCAGAAAGTAATCCTGTACCAAAGAAAAGGTTAGATTTTTGTGCAGCCATCATTGAATCGTCAGGCAATCCTGAAGCAATAACAACTTTAACACCATCATAAGACAATGCTCCATTATTCCACCATTGAGTTCCTTGTGCATTAACACCATTAGCTCCTAAGCCATTAGCACCAAATCCACCTAAAGCTCTAACATAAAGTTTTGCAGCTTTTCTAGAAACATAAATATGTAAATCTTCTTTACCATAAACTCCTGAAGGAATTGCATCTACTACTTTCCCCATTTCATCAATGATATTAGCAGCAGTAAGTGGTGAACCTGATACTGCAACGCATCCTGAACCACCAGCAGTAGCTAAATAGTAAAAACCATCAAACTCTCCAGCATTACCTGTTTGACCAGCCCAAATGTTCTGCTCAGTCTTTTCTGCTACCAATCCTGCAGCGTGTCCGATAATGAAATCAGAGAAATTAGGTGGTAAGTTATCATAAGCAGAATAACCCATTTGAATCGCTTCCCAATCGCTTCTGAAATCTTTCTTACAAAGCTCCATATTTACTTGGAATTCTTCAGGCTGAAGGATTCTTTCAGTTAATGTTAATGTACCTGTAGGAGTAAAATCACAAGTAGCATCTTTAATTACATTGGCATCTGTTGCTGCCTTTTTCAAAACCTCTTTATATTTTACATTAGGTTTTACAGTTATTAAACCGTTTTCAATTGTTGAACCACTTAACAATGCTGCACTAATATACTTTCCAGCAAATTGACCAGCATACGTTGAAGTGATTGATGTTGTTGTTGCCATTTTTTTCTTTTTTTAATTAATTATTAGCTATTTTACTAAACACTCTATCTCTAGTTGTTTCAGTTCTTTTTTGACCAAATAAAATCTTGTTCAGTTTCTTTTCTTCTGATTCAGGATTGTGTTTAATTGGCTCTACTGCTTCTTCTTTAGTAGCAGATAATTCAGTAACTTCTTCAACTACCTTATCTTCTTTTACTTCTTCAGTAGATAGTTCAGTGTTTTCTTCTTTAATTTCTTCAGTAGTTTCTTCAGCCATTTCATCTTTTTTCTTGTAGCCTAATTCTTCAAGCATTGCTTTGATTTCACCTACTGCATTTGCAAATTCTTCTTTAGTAACATACTGCATTTCTTCTTTTTCTTCAGCAGCTTCTACTTCTTCAGTTTCTTCATCTTTAGCTTCTTCAGCAGCTTCTCTAATTTCAGCAATTAAACCTTCTTCTTTAGCTATTAATACTCTACCATCTTCAAGAGCATATTCACCTACAGGAAGTGCTATTTGTTCATCTTCTGATTTAATGAAGATTGCTTCACCTTCTTTAAATTCTTCTGCTACTAATACAGTACCATTTTCAAGCTTTAGTTCAGCTAGTTTAACAGATTCTTCTGCTAATTCTACCCCAACTATGCCTTTTATTTTGTTTAAAATTTCTGTTGCTTTCATATTATTAAATATAATCTTATACTACTAATGTAAAAAAAAGTGCAAAGTGTTATAGCTAAATGCTTATTTATAGGTAAAAACAAAAAAAAATTAAAAAAAAAGTATAAAAACATTTGCAGTATAAATATATTTATATATATTTGTATAAACAAACAAACAAAAACGCTATGAATTTATCAAAATACAAACAAAATTTAAAAATTGAAGGCAATAAAGTAATAAGCTATGTAACACACGTTGCTACAATTAAAGGAAACGAACTACATCAATTAGGCTGGTGGTCAATGACAACGCAAAAACATATTAATTATGTAGCAAGAGAATTAAATTTAAAATTAATTAAATAAAATATAACTATGAGTAACTTAGAAAAAATAGAAGAAGCTAAACAATTAATTATTGAAGCTTTGCAGTTAGCTGATGAAGTTGCTAATGATACAAATAATAGTAGTCATTTTTCTGCTTACGGAAAATATGGTTTTGACCAATTATTAGGCAATGGAAACAAATATGATTCTAGTTTAGATAATCTTTTAGACTAACTAAAGAGCCACTTTTTACAGTGGCTTTTTTTATGCTCTAGTTTTACCTATTCCTTGTGCTCCAATGCTACCATCACAACACTTTTGACTGTAGCTTTTACCATCTTTACACAAGCAACCTCTTCTACCACCTTTAGGTGATGTTCTACTTGGTATGTGTGTTTTTGTATTTCTTTTACTTTTCATAATTATTCTTTTATATGTTTTTCACAAGGCATATACCAAGTTTTTTCTTCAAATTCGTGTGTGTGGAATCCTTTGCAACCTATGTTTCTAGCTGTTTCCTCAGCTTTCTCTTGTGTGCTATAAGCTAACCTATCATCAATGATTGCAAACTCATCATCAATAACCATTGAAGCAAGTTCTATTTCTCCTAGTTCTTTTAGTTTGCTTTTACTCCACCTTAAAGCTGCTTTACCACCCCACAATAAATAGCTAATTGTACCACAAGCTTCTGTATTACCTTCATCATAGTATTCTCCAGCTCTTGATAAATAACTATACATTCTTTTTATAGTATCTACACTTACTGCTCTACCAGCAGCTAAATCAGCACTTCTTACTTTCCCTACATCAGTAGCACATTTGTTACCTACTTTCTCATTTAATTCTCTACCTCTTTTAGCATTGTTGCTTACTGCTTTAGGATAATCAGAATAGCTTTCTAGTTTAACTTTTTTTTTTTGAGTAAATAGGTTTTTAATTTCTTCTATTTTCTGTATTGCTTTTTCTTCATCATCATCTACTTTAACAGCACTAGCATCTAGTTTTGCTTTGTCTGCAAAATATCCTTCAATACTAAAACCTTTAACTTTGCCTGTTTTTACAAAATCATTCCAAATCTCATCATTGTTAACTTTCATTGAAATCATCCAAGTACCTTCAGGCACATCTAAACCATATAAAGCAGTTTTATCTTTTTCTTTGTTTTCTACTATCCAACTTTCAACTACTGTTAAATCATTAATTGCTAGTTTATGTTCTAGTGTTGCATTGTTTTGATTGCCATTCTTAAAAAATAGTTCACTAGCTTTTCTAACTGTTTCATTGCTGAAATAAACATAATACTCTTTTTCACCTTGCTTTCTGTATATAGGTTTGTTAGGTATTAAAGCTGCTCCCATTAATATTTTCTTTTCATCATCTACTTTAGCAAGTTGTATTTCTTGACTTTTAAGAGTTATAAAATCACTCTCAATTGCTGGTGCTTCAACGATACTAACGGCTTCTATTCCAGTAACATCATTTTCTTCGTCTAGTAGAAGTTCTATTATTTCCATTTTATTTTTCATTTTCTTTTATTTAAAAAGTTGCTGTATCTATTATATTGTTTTCTAATGCTTGTGCTGTTGTAACATCACCACTAACTACAAATGCTTTTATTGGTGTGCTGTTTTGTTGCCCTAATGCTTGTGCTACTTGGTTAAAACCACTTTGCCCAACTACATTAAATGCTGGTGCTTGTTGTCCTATACCTGTATTTGATGAAATAGAAGGCGAAGGAATTGTGCCACCAGTAGAAGTACCACCACCTTCAAACTTTTGTGCTGCAATAGATGCTACATTTGCAATACCTACAGCAGTAGCAACACCAGCAGCAATACCAGCTCTAATAGGTGCATCAGGAGTTGGTATTGATAACTGACTTAAATAAGCACCTTGTGCTGCTTGAAATGTTTGTATTAAAGCTTGTGCTATACCAACAGCTTTATTAATTTTAAATGCTCTTTTTTGCCCTTCTTCTGTATCTTTAGCAAATGTATCGGCAAGTGAACCAATAGCACCTAAAGACTGTGAAATCATTTTAAATTTAAAGTCTTGATTTTGTTTATCTCTTTTAAGTTCTTGCTCTCTGTACTTTTTATTAATAGCAGCTAAATCTTCATTTTGTTGTTCTGTTAAAGCTTTTTCAAGTTCTGCATTTCCTTGAGCTAATTCAAACTTTTTATCATACTGCTCTACAAGTTTACTTATTTCTTGCTCTTCTGCTGTGCCTTGTATTTGTTGCAAAAGTTTATACTGTTCATCTTCCCTTTTAATTTGCTTTTTTAAAGCATCTTCTTCTAGCTTTTGTTGTTTAATTAAATCTTCTTCTCTTTTTTTAGCAGCAGCAGTTTCTTCATTTGCTGCTTGTGTGTTTATAGTTGCAAGTTCAGTATTTAATCTTTTTTGTAAATTTAATTTAGCTGTTTCTAGTTGTATTACTTTAGCTCTTGCTTCAGCAGCTTTATCTAATGCTTCTTTATTTGATTTAGATAGTTTATTTTCTTTTATTATTGCATCTCTTCTAATTCTAGCAGCTTGTATTTCAGCATTTGTAATTCTTTCATTTATTTCATTAGCATCTAGAAGGGCTTGTTTCCTTTCTTCAAGCGAAAACTTATCTTTTTGTGCTGCAATATCTCTTAATTCTGCAATATCCCTATTAGCTTTAGCTCTATCAATAACAAGTTGACGTTCTATTTTATCTGCTTTAGCTCTAGCATCAGCTATTTCTCCAGCAATTTTCATTTCTCGCTGTTGCTCTTCAACGTATTCTTTTGCTGCTTCAGTTACTTTATCAATTGTATTTCTAACACCTGTATATGTATCTATGTAAGCACTACCAGCTTTTTTAGCATCATCTAACGCACCACTAAAATCTCCTTTAAAAACCTTTTTAAAAGCATCACCTAAAAATTTAACAGTATCAATTGTGGCTTCTAATCTATTTGTTAGGTTTTCCATAATAGCATCACCGAAGCTTTTCATTGCTGGTAACGGCTCTTCAAATGCTTCAATAAGACCTTCCCCTAAATCTGCTAATAAATCAATTAAGTTGTCTATAACAACACCCATTTGTTTAGCTAGTCTAATAAATTTATTCTGACCAGCTTCAGAAGAGCTAAACGCTGCAATTAAAGAACCTATTAAAACAACTAAAGCACCAATACCAGTAGATATAATTGCTAGACGCATTGTTTTAAATCCTTTAGTAACACCTGAGAGTGAAGTAGTAACAGCTCTAAAACTTGACAACATACCACCAGTAGCTTTATCTGCTGCTGCTGATACTCCACCAAGATTGCCTTGTGTTTCTTTTACTTCTTTATTGGTTTTATCAACCTCTTTATTTAAGTTTTTAACACTTTTTTGAGCATTTTTAGTATCTACATTTATTTTATAATTTACTTGCTTCATCTTCTAATTTTTTTATATAAAATCCTTCTTTAATTGTTAATGCTACCTTGTTAACACCCAAAGCTATAATAATGTTTTTATCATAAGCTTTAATTTCTTTAATAAATTCTAATGCATCAATTATTGTTTTCATTTAGCTTGGTTCATTTAATAATTCTAATGTACTTCTACCTGTTTGTAAATCTGTTGTAATCTTATTAATAGTAAATGCTCTACCTGAAATAAATACTTTATCTGCTAAACTATAAGTTAATAAAAACTTCAAAGGCAAAACTGCTTTATATTTAAAGATTCTTGTTTTAGTATTAAACACCCTTTGTATATAGGTTTGATAAAACTTTTGAAACAAACTGTTATTACTTCCACCATAATCTGTTAATGTGTAGCTGTTTATTTCACTACCAAAGTTAAGATTAAATGCTGGTGCTGTTGAAGTGCTTCCTAATTCATTTGCATTGTGTGGCATCCAATAGTTGTTAACTGTTGTTCTACTTCCTGTTGAAGCAAGACCACCATCTTCAGGTCGTGTAGTATCTACATAATTTATTGGTGTGCTAATACTTGTATTGTAAATACCATAAAACAACAAAGGAGCAGTAATTGCTGGGTTATCATCATCATCTACAGCTAAACCATATTGAACATCTGTATTAGCAGCACTTGTTAAATCTGATAACCTTTCAAATAACATATGCTCAAAAGGTGGCAACACTTCATACTTGCTACCTTGACTTGCATCAGCTATAAAATTTAAACTTCCATACTCTACATTATTAATATTGTAAAAAGCTTGTGCTAGTTTTGTTTTTGGTTCAGGATATTCAAACTTAATATTACTAAAAGGTAATGCTTCACTAACTGTATGTTCATCTTTTACTATATATTTTGTTATATCGTGTGTAGTTGTGCTATCATCATAAAAATCATTTAATGTTTTAACTACTACTCTATCACTACTATCTAAGAAAGCTGTTAAATTAAACATCTTAAATAAACCTTTTAAAAAGTCTAATACTTTAATATCAGGTACCTGTGCTGTAGGTGCAACATTATCAACAGTTGTAGCAATATTTGTAGCAGTAGAATTAAATGTGCAAAATTCCTCAGTTAATGCATAGTTTAAAAAGCCTTGACCTACTGTTACATTAATTCCAAATTGAAAGGCATTAGAAGATATTATTTTACAAGTTACTTTTTTTGTTCCACCTGTTGCCATTGGGTTAGAAGCAGCATCAAAAGTACCAGTACCTAAAGTTGTAGTTCCTGTTGTTGTTTGTTTAGCTAATTCTTCACCAGTTAATATATCAAAAATTAATATAGTATAAGGTGTTGAAGCATAACCTGTATCAGGTGTTACCTCTACTGTATAACTAAAATAGTTAAATGGTTGGGGTTGTCCTGTTGGTGGAAAAATATATTCTTCTTTTGTAACAGTATAAACACCATTTGAAAACTCTGTTTTAGGGTTTGTATAAACATTACAAAGTGTTTGTACAGGGTCATATCTTAAACTATTACCTGAAGTTACACAAGTAAAAGATTGCCCTTCTATACTAATGCTGTTTTCAGTATCTATTTTACCTTTATCTCTATGCAACCATAAGTATAAATTACTAAACTCTGTACTATCAAAAAATTCACCTGTTTTAAATGTTATATCATATTTTTCCTCTATTGCTTTTATAACTAAACTAGCTTTTATTGCTGGTTTTAAATCTTCAGGCAAAACACCTCTTTTTTGATTTTGGCTAGTTGTAATTGATAGATTGCCGGGATTAGATAAATTAGCAGTTGCATCATAAATGTATCTTTGTGTGTGTGTTAACAAAGGGTATATAATAGCACTATTATAAGTAACACTATCAACTGTAATATTATGTCCTGTTTGCAATCCTGTAAGAACATTTGCAGTTAATGCTGGTAGCTTAAAATTATCCATCCACACTAAGTTGTTAAGCTTATCTTCACCAAACAAATTATTTAAACTTACTGTTTTACCAAAGAAAGTAATCTTGTAAGTATGAGGTCTATTGTCTTTCATCTTAACCTCTTGCAGTCTTATTTTACCCTCTCTAAATGGTTGGTAGTTTAACTCTATCTTTGCATCACTTTGTATGTTTGCATCAAAACCTTTTACATCAGGATTATACCAATGCTTGAATAGTTTGTTATTCTTTTCACTAGCTGGTAAATTAAATGTTCTACTGTAATCAGTAAACACTTTGTCTATATCCCTAACATCTTGTATTACTTGTGTTAAGCTTACATTCTCATCAGTAAACAAATCTACCTTTACATAGTTCTGAGCTGTTTTATCTCTTTGCTGTGGTTTTATATATAGTATTAATTCTTGCATTAATGTACATTGTTAATAGTATCAAAAGCATATTTTAAGTTAATAGTGTAGTTAATTAACTTATCATTCAATCCTGTTTTGTAAGTAAAGCTTGATTCTTCTACATTCATAGGCAAAGTATCACCATCTCTAACCATCCAAACATATTGACTTAATAGTAATTCTTTAAAGCTATCATTCATACTTTCACTAACAAAACCTGAATTTAAAGTAATAGCTTCATTAGCAATTATATTAAACTTTTTGTCTTGATGTTCTTTAAATTGAAATCCAGCAATATAAGGAATTGTTTCATCTAGTATATTTCTGTTAAAGCTATCTTTATTTATTTGTAAGTTTTCTACTGACTTCTTAAAAAAGTATAAGTTCTGCAAAGCTCCATATTTATTAATAAAAACAATTTTACTAACTGTATGTTTACACTCTGATACTTCTTCAATAGTAAATGATTGAGTACTACCACCACTATTATAAACAACATCAACAGCATCTACATTTGCAGCAGTAGTTGTTATGTATTGAATCTTTTGGTTGGTGTTGCCATTATCAGTTATTGAGTGTGTGCTTACAGTTACACCAGCTAATTTAAAGTTTACTGTTTCAGCAATCTCAGCATTAACAGGTATTTGTGCTGCTTCACTTTCTAGAACCTGTATTTTACTAGATGTTAATAATGTTGGTAATGTGTAAGTAGCATTTATTGAACCACCATTTGAAGCTGCTTCTTGAAAATAATTATAACCATCAAAAGCTAAAAATGTAGTGCTTACTGTTGCTCCTACAGTACTGCTTGTGAATCCTGTTACATCTGCTATTGCCCATAATACATAGCCTGTGCTGTTGCCTGTTGTTGGTGCAATATGCTCATAGTAATCTCTTATTAGTTGGTTAATCTCAAAAGTTACTTGTGTTTCACTATTGATAACATCTTTTTCAAGTATATATGTAGCATCTGTTGGTTTGTCGCTTGTTAAGCCTGTAAATATATAAAGCTCTAGTTTAAAGTATGTAGCATTTGCTAAACTTGATGTTCGTATATATCTTGGACTTCTTGTTAATGTTAATGTACTCATTCTTCTAATTTTAAATTATCGTCTATAAAACCAAATACTATATCATCACTATACTTATCTAAACCAGCTTCAAAAGGTTTTGTAAAAAACATTGTTGCCCTAATTCCTTTGTTGTATATGCTTCTAGCAAGTAAGTAGTTTAAACTCTTTCTGCTTATAAATCTACCTTGCTTATCTCTTGGTGCTATTCCTTTTCTTATGCTCCACTTATCAAATACTGAGCTAGGTGGCATCTTGCTTTTATACTTGTATGGTGAAGATGAACTTTCAGAATATGTTGATTTTTTACCTCTAACACCTTCATCTTGAAAAGCTCCATAATCAAGCATATCAAACAACACACTTTTTTTCTGTACCTTATAGCTTAAACTATTATATAATTCTTTGCTAGAGTTTTGTTTGCTCTTAGTTAAGTTACTTCTAGCTTGTTGTATTACATACTTAGCGTATTTTTCTAATGCCTGTTCAAACTTTCCCATTAGCAAATAGTCATTTCTGTTTTAGTGTTAATAGTAAAAGTAACTGCCCAACCAGCTAACCTATTTTCAAACCTTTCTGTAAATGGTTCACAAGTTGCATCACCTTCTATTTCAAACTCATCTCTATATAGCTCTCCTTTTCTTAGTAACTGTATTACTCTAGTAGCTAAAGCTAGTTGAGTGTTTAAGATGTCTTGTGTGTTGTCATTACCTAAAAAGTAACTTTCATCTTCAGCATTATTTACATCTACTAAATCCATAAAAAATACAGTCATATTGTGTTGTACTAAATTTGTAGTTATTGTTGCACTATTAACTGTAATGTGTGATAATGGAAACATTGACTGTTTTCTTAAATCAACATCTGCTATATCTCCAAAAGTTACTTGGTTGTTAAAAGGCTCTGAACTAACAGCCTGTTTTATTTTGTCTATTACTCTATAAAAACTTCTCATATTAATTTTATATATATAGGTGAATGCTCACCAACATCTTCTTTACTTAGCTTTTCTAAATAATCTAATGCTTCATTAAAGTTCATTGTTTCATCTGATTTGATAATAATGTCTAAACACTTCCAATAGTCATATATTGCTTTTGTTGGTGTTGTAGCAGTAACTCCCATAAATGCTTCTTCTAAACCATCAGTAAGCACTAATGTTTCAGACTCACCAAATAGCTTCCTAGTTAGTAGCTGGTCTATTATCTCATCTCTTTGCATTCTTCATTAATTGCTGTTCAACTTCCATTTTATCTTTTTCAAATGCTAACATAGTTAAGCAAGTATGTAGCTTTGACTTTGTTACTTCTTCAAACTTTCCTAGCTCTCCTTTTGTAAGTCCATATATGGATTGATACCAACCCCACTTTCTAGCAAAGCCTTCAAGTTTTGTGGAATGTCCACTATGTCCTGAGTTTTCAAATAGCTCAGTATATGTTTCAGTAATTCGTTCTTTAAATCGCAAAAAAAAACTAAAGAACCTAAAACAACATCTAAAGGCATTTCAGCTAAATCATACTTTTCACTACCTACATAATCTTCAATTAAATACTTACCTTTTCTTTTAAAAGTTACAGGTCTAAATAATACAGCCATTGCTGAATCCATTTGTTGCCAGTCTGTTAAATAGTTGTCTAAGTCAATATACTCTCCAAAAGTCATTTCATCAAGCTTAGGTATAAAACCAAACTCTTCATCTTCTAATCTAAACAAAGGCTTAAACTCAGGCTTTTCATTAAATAAAGTATTTAGGTGAGTAGTTATTTCCTCTATGTCTTTTACTCTCATTTGCATAATGTGTTGTAATTCTGCATTGCAAAATATTTCAATCATCTTTTGCTGGTAGAAAGTACCTACTTCTTCTTCTTTATCAATTATCTTAACCCACCTTTGATACTGTGCTAGTGTTATCTCACTTAAATTCTCAGGCACATTTAATTTAATCTTCATATATATAATGTAATTTTTTTAGTTAAGTGTTATATACAAATTTAAAAAACTTTAAACAAAAAAAAAGCTACCTGTTAAAGTAGCTCTTAATTTAGTTGTTAGTGTTTAGTTATTTAATCCTAATTTAATTTTTCTAAGCTCATACTGTTGCTTAATAAAATCTTCTAACGTTTGACCGCCTAGCCTTTTCCACCTTGCGTCTTCTAAATCTCTGAGGTCGTAAGAATCAATAGCGTCTTGTAAAATTTGGTAATAATCTTTAGTTATTATTTCAATTGCTTTTTGTCGAGTATTACTTTCGTATTCTCTTATTTTTCTTTTCATAAAGTTATCCATAGTTGTAAGTTTAGTTGTTTAGTGTTTAGTTTATATTATGTAATATTTAAAGTTTTCATTTTGTTTGTTTTTAAATACATTGCTAATATATAAATATATTTATAAACTACAAAACATTTTACAACTTTTTTTATATTTTTTTTTACATCTTATCTTATCTTATTTTATCTTATCTTAATGCTTGAGCATTGGTTAAGCATTGCTATAGCTTTGCTTGAGCATTGCTCTATCTGTTGGAAGCTGTTTAGTTTACATTTTAGTAAAAAAGCAAAAAATTTTTATTTCAAAAAAAAAGCTACTTTTTACAGTAGCTCATCTTCTAGTTTGCAAAAGAAACATTTGCAGTTCTTTTTACATTTTTTATATACCTGTATTATTTTATCTCTCCAACTCATTATGCTATGCAATCTCCAAAATTATAATCAACACCACCTATTCTCTCCACCTCTATATTAAATCTATCTCTTAGTTTTTGCATTTTTTTGGTATTGTTTTTAAACTCCCAACTCCCTCTAGTATTATCAACATAATCACACGCTTCAGCAATAATTTTTTCTAATTTTTTTGAAGTCTTTTGTCCGTATTGATTAATATAATAATTCATAGTTTTAATGTTTTGTTATAACAAATATATATAAATATATTTATAATACAATAGCTTTATTAAATTATTTTTATTTTTTTTTACTCTACCTCTGTAAATTAATATAAAAAATATTCGCCTGAATTAGGGTTTTGTAATTGATAGCTTACTGCATACCTTAATGCATCAAGACAATGATTCCAATTATCACAAGGTGTTTGGCTCTTTTTTTCTAACCAACAATAGTTATTAAGTTCTTTAACTAACTCAACAGAATCTTCACTAATTACTAAATCATAATCTTGTAGTAAGCTAATGCCATAAGTTATTGAGCCTTGACCTTTGATTGCTGGTACAACTTTGTTATGTCTGCTTAGCTCATTTATTAATCTTGGTTCTGCACTATCACCTACTATTAAATTATCACCAGCATACTTTTTATTTAATACTGCTATTTCACTTGTAGTAAGCTTTGTTTGGTAAAAGCATTGTTGTACATAAATAATCTTATTGTCTTTGTCTATGCTTGTTTTAATTAAGGTGCTAGGGTCGTTACTGAAACCATAATCTTGCCCAAATACTATTTTACCAACTTGCTTAAATTCTCCAATACTCCAATTGCTATATATAACACCTTCAGCTTTATCTAACCAACTACCAAGTATTGTATGCTTGTATCTGTTTGGTCTTCTCTCTTTCATTTGCTCTATTTGTTTAATATAGCTTTCTGAAAGGTTTTCTATATTGTCTAAGTAAGTTGTGTGTATGTAAGTAGTATCAGCTTTGATTGTGTTGCTACCAGCTTCAACACCTCTAGCTTCAAAGAATCTTTGATAGATAAAGTTTTCTTTTGTTGTAGGGTTAAGTATTAATATAACTCTATTGTCTTTATCCTTTTGTCTGATGCTTAAATCTATCTTATCAAATATAGTTTCATCAGTTAGTTCTTCTGCTTCATCTAACACCCAAGTGGTAACACCTTGTAATGATTTAAGGTTTGCTGTTTGGTCACCTGAACTTGTTTTAATACCTCTAAATAAAATCTTGCTTCCTGTTTGCTTGTTAATGATTTCATCTTTAGTAATGTGAAAATCTTGCTCTATCTTTTGTAGTTCTAGCTTTTCTATAAACTCAGGAATAATTGATATACTGGCAGCTCTTAATGTGTAACGAGTAAATAGTATCTTGTGACCTTGTTCGTACGTTAGAAGCGTTAATAATGTGTTTATTGCAAATGATTTGCCTGAACCTCTACCACCAGTTACAATGAAGTACCTAGTATCATTTTCTAATACTAGATATTTATTGCTTAGCTTTAATTCCACTAATTAGATGTTTAAAGTCTATGCTTCTTTTTTCATTGCTGTTAATATCAACTGTATCTTTTGCAGTACCGTAAGCAGAATCCATTAAAGCCTTATAAGCATTAACATCACCTTTAAGAGCTTTTAACAATATGCTTATTGTCATTCTTTGCTCATTGGTTAGCCATTCTTCTTTGCCTGTAAGTGGGTTATCTTCTTTGCTTAGCATCTGTAAAACTTCTTTTACAATAGTGCTTCTATTTCTACTTCCTTTAGGTCTGCCATTAGGATTTCCTGACTGTCCTTTTTTAAATGGTATTAAATCTTCTTTTGACATTTCTTTTGTTCTGTATCTGTTCTGTATTTATAAACCTCAACAATTAAAAAAACTAATGCAATTAAATACCCTCTCATCTTATAAATATACTTGATATGATTATAATAATTAACAACAATGTAAACAGTATTGCTAGAGTTAATATTTTATCATTATCATCTTTCATACTTTGCTTTGTTGCTATATATTGATGAACATTGTGCAACAGCTTGTTCTTTGCTTTTACCTTCCTTTATTACAATAGGTATACACCTAATCATAAAGTCTTTTCTGCTTTCATTTACTTTTGGCTTTGGCATTGTCTTTTGTTTTATCCACTACAACTTTCACAAGTATTATCATCTATACTGCATTGTCTTGTTGGTACTGGTTTCTTTTCTAATTCTTCTAGTAGTTTGTCAAACTCTGTTTTTTTTTCTTTACTTAAATATGTTAATAGTTTCTTTTCTTTTGCTTGGGTATCTTTATGCATCATAGTTTTCAAATAATCTTTTACAATCTGCTATTAATTCTTTTACACAACTAGAACAGTTACTAATCTTTCTTTTAGTGTGTAATACTCTATTGCTTATCTCTATTAGTTTTTTTTGTTCATCTTCAGTTAATCTATTTTTGTGGGTTTTATAAAATTCTTTTAAGAAGTTATATTCTTGCTCTTGTAAACATTTAGGCTTATTGTATGGAAACAACTTGTTAAGAGCTTCTTTTCTTTGCTCACAACCACAATCTTCACCAGCTACAAACTTCACTACTTTGTCTATTCCTGTTGCTTTAGTTACTTTAGCAATAGTATCTCCTAAACCTTTAGACTTAACTACTTTCTTTTTAGTTGTTTTTTTCTTTACAGTTTTATTTTGTTTTTTAGTTCCTGTTTGCATTTTGCTATTGTTTTGTGTACTGTTGCGTGGCTTATCTTTGTTGCTTTACTTAGCTTTCTTATACTATGAAATTCTTTTCTATATAAGTTAAATAGCTTTCTATCAAACCAATACATTTCTTGCAGTACTTCATCTATCTTTTTATCAATATCTTTTTCTTGCTCTTGTAGTTCATCAGCTATTTCTTTGTGTAAGTTGTTAAGCCTTATTTTATTGTTTTTGTTTTTACTCTTTACTTGTATAAGCCTTTTAATAATTGTTTTAACTATTCCAAAGTGTGGCTTCTTGTTAACTATTAAGTTGTCTATTTGCAGTTCATTGTTTGTTAATTCATCAAATACTTTAACATACATATCTTGTACAATATCAATAGCTTTTAATTCAGAATTGGCATATAAGAGCTTAGTTGCCATTGCCTCCCATTTCTGTTGATACTGTGCTAAGATTTGTAGAACCTCATTATTAGACAAAATAGTTTTTGTTGTTTATACAAAGTTAGTAGTTTTTAGTTACATTATTATAATCTAATTTTAAAAAACTTATATTACTTCTAATAGCATCACAAACCCTATAACCAGCACTTGTTAATTTTCTTAGCTTATACACTTCAGGCACTTCTACATTAGCTATGTTAACTGCTCTTGCAACACTAAGCTTTTCATTGTTTACTTTGTTGTAAACTATTTCTTCATAGTCTTGATGATACTTAGATTTAATACCTTCAATGTAATACAGGTAGCTTGTTAAGTTTTTTAGCTGTTCGTTTAGCTTTACTCCATCACTAATAGTAGTATTGTTATAATCTTCTATAATCTCAGCTATTTTATTTAATACTTCATTCATTGCGTAATTGTTCTAATTCTAATAATAATTGTGTAAAATCTTCTAACCTCAATGCAACATAATCTTTTTCAAAGTTCTTTGTAAACACCACAAGCGGTTTTTTATT